AGCGAGACGGTCTAGGTCCCAGTGACGTTCAGGAAATGCAAGTTGTGCAAGTAGTTGGTCTTCGTCTCTATCTGGTAGAGCGTTGAGAAAACGATAGCCGAGGATTGGGATGCCGTTAAGTTTGGTCTGGGCGACAGACTTCTTAACATTGACAATTACGCCAAAGCGTCGGAGTGCTTCGTCTGCGATATCGATGAGGAGTTGTTCTGGTGTACGATCCTTTGAACTTGAAAGTGCAAGGAGAGAATCGTCACCTAGAGCGAGTACTAATTGAAGTTGTTCAATAGTGAAACCTAAAGATAGAAGGCA